TTGAACAGATCTTCCAGGGCTTCGAGGTATGCCTGCGCGGTCTGCTTGCCGGCTTCCTTCTGTTTCTCGGCCCATTTCTTTTTCGCCTGTGCCTTGTCTCCCTCCACCACGATATCCTTCAGGACGTCGCTCTCATCCAGATGATGGATTGGGAAATCGAACCACATGTTCAGCGGCGGTATCTCCGGGAACTCGCGGAAGATGCCCTCAAGCCTCCACGCGGTCTTCCGCCGCGTCTTCGCCAGAGCCTCAGCGACATACCCTGCCATCGTATTTGCCTGGTCAAAATTCAGCTTGCTGCCGGCATACTCCTGCATGGCCGACGGGCTGAGCATGTCGTCCTGACTGACGTCCTGCTGCCATCCGGGAAGAAATTCGTCCAGTGCCTTCGCAATGCCCCTGATCCGCGCCTTCCCTTCTTCAGCCTTCTTCAGGTCGTCGGTTATCTCCAGCGGCGCGAAGTCCAGCATGGCGTCCGGATCTCTGGCGAACACTCCGGAGCCGGAAGCTCGGTCCATGGCCTTCTTTCCGCCCTGCGCGCCCTTGCTGTGATGGTGGCAGTAGATCATGGAGACGGAAAGCGACGTGCATATCTTGTCGAACTGGTTGCAGAACTTCGCCATCTCCTCCGCGCTGTTCTCATCGCCGGTGATGACCTTATAGATCGGGTCGATGATGACAGCGACATAATTCTTTTTCTCTGCCCGGCGGATCAGCTTCGGTGTCAGCTTATCCATCGGCACCGTCTTGCCGCGCAGGTTCCAGATATCGATATTGTTCAGAGCCCTGGGCGTGATCCCGAGCGCCAGATATACGTCCTTGAAGCGCCTGAGGCAGCTGGCCCGGTCGAGCTCCATGTTGACGTACAGCACCCGTCCCTGCCTGCATGGGAAATTCAGCCAGCTGGTGCCTTCAGCGATCGCGATGACCAGTTCGATCAGAAGGAACGACTTTCCTGCCTTCGACGGCCCAGCGAGGAGCATCTTGTGCCCTTTCCGGAGGACACCGTCGATCAGGCAGTCCGCCAGTGGCGGCAGGTTATCCCAGACATCCGCCAGGTCTTCCGGATCCGGGAGATCGTCGTTGACGCCCTCTATCCACTCATGCCACTCTTCCCAGGATCGCTTCCCGATATTCGTGGCCATGAGGAACTGCTTGTGGCCGTTCCGGACGACGCCGGGCATTCTGGAAAGCCTGGACGGATTTTTGTTCTGGGTGTCGACCTTCAGGCCGTTCTTTTCACAGACCTTGTAAAGGTACTCGACACGCTTGCGGTATTCGGAGTAATCCGGAGCCTCCACCTTCACGATAGCGTGTATGGACTTCTTCCCGGAGAACACCAGGGCTGCGACCGGAAGCTCCAGTTCACGGATGATAGCTTCCTGCCGCCCGAGTGACATGGCGTCGGATTCCACCAGGGCGAAGCGGAAGTCCGTCACGTTGTCGTTCTTGACGCCGTTCCCGTCCAGCGGATTGAAGCGGATCCACGCCCCCGCGGCCGGGTTCGGGTCACCCACTACTGCCCCGATATCCTTGTACCGCCTGAGCTCCTCGATCAGTTCGCCGGCTGTCCGGTCCCAGTTCCCCTTCTTCGGCGCCAGCCGGTCTTCCGTCTCATATACGTCCGTGACGTAACCGACATTCTCCGTGCTCTGGAACAGCGTCTGCAGGTATGTGATCAGGTCCTGTACCGGGTTCCAGGCATCATCAGCCGGCTCCTCTACTTCCCGTTCCTCGAGCCACGTCCCGTCGACCACCTGAAGGTCGTCCTTCACGATGGAATCATCCCAATCCAGGGCGTGCCCCGGATCCTTCGAAGGAGGCACAAACCCGCCGCGCACGGCAAGCTCATAGATCGTCCCGCCGGTCACTGTATCAGTCCCTGACCTCTGGAACGTCCCCCACTTCCGGAAACACTCCCCGGCCTTATATCTGGTGTCGTGACGGCTCCAGGAATCCCAGTCGGCAGCGGTACAGCCCTCAGTTTTGAGGGCCATACCGACGTTGATCCATTCCTGATAAGTCAGCTCGGACGGCTGGATATAATTCAACAGTTCTTTGATGTCATACATGGCTTATCCCCATCCGGATGCACTCGGCTCCGGAACGTAAGTCTGCGGTGTGATCTCATAAGGTACGCGCCAGCCGTTCGCGGCGATCCGGTCTATCAGTTTCCTGGCTGATTCAAACTCCCATGTGCCGACATGCTGAAAGCCCCTGCCCTCCAGGAAGCGGATCTGTTTCGGGGTAGTAAGTCCCGCGTCCCGGCGCTCTCCGAGCCGGTCCAGGAGCTTTTCCGCTTTTCCCCTGCTCTCGATCTCGTCCGGACAGATGCCGAGCTTCTCCAGCCTGTCTTTCTGCGTCTGTGAAGCCGGCTGCGCCTCCCACCCGAAAGCCGGGACATACCCGGAAAGATCTTCCGCCTGGATGCTCATTTCAAACTGCAGCGGATCCACCAGCTTCTTCTTCCGGCGTTTCATCTCTGCCAGTTTCTTTGCCAGGGCTTCTTCTCTTTCTGCCACCACATCCTTGGACGCCTGCTGTTCCGCCGCTTCAAGGTCCATAGACGCACCGGCCTGCTCCTCCATGTTCTCGGTCATCTTCCGGGCCACTTCTTCGTCAGTGCAGATCAGGTTCGCCGGGTGGCAGAGTTCATGCCTTTCCGTGTGCCAGAGGAAGTCCAGGAGGAGCAGATGCTCCTTTCCCGGAGAAAGCCGGGTGCCGCGCCCTACCATCTGGCTGTAAAGGCTTCTCACCTTTGTGGGCCGGAGGACGATGACGCAGTCCACCGACGGGCAGTCCCATCCTTCCGTCAGCAGCATGGAATTGCACAGGACGTTGTACTTGCCAGCGTCAAAATCCCGCAGGACCTCTTCCCGGTCGTCACTGTTCCCGTTCACCTCCGCGGCCCGGAAGCCATGCTCCTGAAGGATCCCGCAGAACTTCTGCGAAGTCTTGATCAGCGGCAGGAAGACCACTGTCTTCCGGTCGCTGCAGTACTTCTCCATCTCATCTGCGATCTGCTCAAGATAAGGGTCCAGAGCCGTGGCGATCTCTCCGGAGGCAAAGTCCCCGGACTGCATCCCCACCATGGAGATATCCAGCCGCAGAGGTATGGTGAGCGCCCGGATCGGGCAAAGGTACCCCTCCTTAATGGCTTTCGGGAGCGTGTACTCATACGCCAGGGATTCAAAGTAAGAGCCGAGGTTCCGCATATCTCCCCTGTCAGGCGTTGCAGTGACTCCCAGTACCTTCGCCTTGTCAAAGTGCTTCAGCACCCTCTGATAGCCCTCTGAGATGGCGTGATGTGCCTCATCAACGATGATCGTGCTGAAATAGTCCGGCTCAAACTTCTGGAGGCGGTTCTCCCGCTGCAGCGACTGTACAGATCCGACTGTCACCCGGAACCACGAACCGATACAGCTCTGTTCAGCCTTTTCGACAGAGCACCCGAGGCCGGTAGCCTTCCTGATCTTATCCGCCGCCTGGTCAAGCAGCTCTCCGCGATGTGCGAGGATCAGGACATGGTCCCCGGATCTGACCATGTCCTCTGTGATCTTTGCGAAGACGATCGTCTTCCCGGTCCCTGTCGGCAGTACCAGGAGCGTCCGGCGGGTCCCGGAGAGCCATTCGTCCTTTACCCGGCGCCGCGCCTCTTCCTGATACGGCCTCAGTTCCATCCGGGCCATATCAGAAGCCCTGTCCCGGTGTCCAGGCCTGCGGCGGCAGGTACTTGCTGACGCGGTTGTTCTCTCCCGGGGTGCCGTCCTTCTTCGTAAATTTGTTTACGGTCAGCTCCAGCCGTCCGGTCGATCCGGGCACCATGTTCCAGTTCATCTTCAGCGGCTCGCCCTTCTTCTTCTGTCCGATGGCGGTAAAGAACTGCGACAGCCTCCACTCAGCCTTTGAGTGCAGGAACAGGGAATCAAACACCTTATGCTGCTTTCCGTCCGCTCCCGTCAGGATCAGCGTCAGGTTCGCCTGGTTGCATGCGGACATCTTCTCGGAGCCTGCGAACCTTGCGCGTTCCAGGGATTCCACCTTGAAGCTGTAGGTACCTGCCGGCAGGAGTTCGTATTCATCGTCTTTGGTGATCTCAGAGTCCCAGTCAAGGGCGCCTGCTGCGGGGTTCATGTATTCTTCTGCCATAATGTTTATCCTCCTCAGTCAAATTTGATTCCGTTCTTGCGGATGTCTTTGATCAGTTCAAGTACCTGCGGCCAGTACGCTACCGCCCAGCCATCAATGAAGGCCGGATCCATGTCCTGGATCTTCGTTTCCTGCGGATAATATCCCTTGGAATAGACCGCGTCCTGCAGTTCCATCTCTGTCACGTCATCACGTTCCATGAGATCCTTCAGAGACTTAGGGATCCTTGCAGGATCTGACATATAGCGCGATACCATTGCCGACGTCGGCGCCGGAGCTTCGACGCTTTTCATCTCCGAGGCCGGCCTCTCATCCGGCGGAGGGGATGTGAGATTCATTTCCTGCTGGACCGCGGCTCCGCCCATGGGCGCGGGCGGCTCACCCTTAAACGGGTTCTCTGACTTCTCCGAAGGCGTCGGTTCGTGGAAGGTCTCCTCCGGAGGGATCACCGGCGCGGGAGCAGTTGATGGAGCAGTTGAGGGAGCAGGCTTGTTAGTTGAGGGAGCAGTTGTACCTGCATCTTTTGCGAAAAGATGCATGATAGCTGAGAAATCCATAGGGAGCTCATCGGGAAGGCCGAAGCGGTTCTTCGCGTCCCAGCAGGAGTGATGCGTCGTATACATCACCCTGCGGCCGCCCTGGACCTTGTTCTTTCCTTTCTGGGCGCCCTGGCCGTCCACATTGACCACCATCGTCTTGTAATTGCAGAACAGCACCATATCCGCCCATTCCTTCACCAGGGGCGCGCATTGTTTTGACAGCTTCAGCTCCCACCTGTCATAAGCGCCCAGCTCATCCGGCTGTTCAAACTTCCGCATCATGGCGTGGGCCGTGATCACCACGTTGACGCCGGCCTCCGTGACGTCCGTCAGGAGGTTCAGGAGTTTGCCGAACTCCTCCTTGACGTAGACATAGCCCTTGCCGTAACCGATGTCCTCGATCCCGGAGATCCTCTTCTTTGCGCAGATCTCATCGATACAGAGCTTCTCCGCCCAGTCCGCGGTATCGATCACCAGTGTGCGGCAGCAGGAAGGGTCCTGCTTCACGTAGGCCACTGCATCCTTCAGCATCTGCCAGCTTGAAGGCACAGGGAGCCTCGCCACATCCATGTGCGCCGTAGACCCCTCCGTGTCGATGAAGACCGGATCCGGGAACCTGGAAGCAAGTGTCGACTTGCCGATTCCTTCCGGACCGTAGATGCATACCTTTTTCGCTTTCGGGATGATCCCTCTTGTGATCTGCATTAAAACCCTCCTTTCCATGCTTTCGGTGCCACGGTCATCCTTGTGGCGATCCCGTTTTCATCTTCCTGGACGGCATACCCATCCTCGATAATGATGCTGCATTCCTCCCCGCCGGATACCCTTGTGGCGATCACCTGCAGGTCTTCCTGCTCCAGCCAGGCGCCGAATTCCTTCAGCGTCTTCAGGTCCATCTGCTCCAGCTTGTCCATGAGCACGAACCCGCAGTTCGGGTTCAGCTTCCGGACGATGGCAGCCGCCACCTTCAGCTGGTCAGATCCGGACATGCAGTCCCACTGGGCTCCCTTGTAAAGCAGCTTCCCATCCTCGACCGTCAGCTCCGGAAGCGGAAGGTCGGCATGATCCAGAAGCGCCCGCTTTTCCTTCCGCACTGCTTCCAGCTGCTCCGTCAGGGCGTCATACTTCCTTGCATACTCCCTGGCGTCCTCTTCAGCCTTGTCCTTATCGAGGTTTGCCCGGACCTTCCGGTTGATCTCATCGACATCCCGGATGTTCTGCTCAAGCTCCGCCGTGGACTCCATCCGAAGCTCTGCCGGCGTCTTTTCAGAGTCCCTGCGCTGCTTTTCAAGCAGGACGCGCTGCTTTTCAAGTTCCCTCAGCTGGCGCTTCACGTCCGCGATCCTGTCCTCGGTATTCATGATCTTTTCAAGGATCTGGTCATGTTCCCGGATCCACTGCTCACGCTGGCCGTTCCTCGCGAGGATCTCCTGCTGCTGCCGGATCAGGTCCGAAGCCGATACCGGCTCCGACGGGGCATCCGGATAATAGACCTGTTCGTCTGCATACTTCTTTTTCTGGTCGGCGATCCGTCCGGTCATGGTGCGCTCGCTGTAGATCTGTTTCTCCTGTGTCTCCAGTTCATGAAGCTTCGGTCCCACGCCGATGATGTTCAGCAGGGTCTTCGCCTTGTCCGCGTCGGACGCCTCCATGAAGCGCGGCAGGTCCAGAGCCAGCTTCTCAACGAAGGTATCCAGAAGCTGCTGTCCCGCCTTCTGACCGCTCGGATCAGTGACCGTCAGTGCACTGTTCTTGCCCTTCCGCTCGATCACCAGACCGTTGTTCATGACGACATGCAGGTACGGAGGCGTCACGGATCCGGCGCGCACCGGGTCTGTGGGCCGGAAGCTGTTCCCTCCGAGCGCCCACGCGATAGAGTCCAGGACCGAAGTCTTCCCGTTGTTGTTATCTCCTCCGATGATGGTCAGGCCGCTCGCCGAAGGCTCCATCTTCACCGCCTTGACGCGCTTCACGTTCTCGATCTCCAGCTTATTGATCTTCATGCTCATGCCTTTTCCTCCTCGATTTCTGTATGCAGCAGGGCGAATGCCAACAGCTTTGATGTGATCTCTGTCATCGACATATTGGTTCTTTCCGACAGATCCTCGATCTCTTCGTAGCACTCTCCCGAGATCCGTACCCGGTACAGGTTGTCGCTGGCGCGCTTGCGCTGCCGTCTCAGGATGACCTTATCCATAAATTTGTTTTCCCCTTTCGTTTTGTGTTATGATGGGGGTGGCGTTCGAATGGAGATATTCGCACCACCCCGGCGGTCTTGACTGCGCCAACAGTCAGCCGCCATTTTTCTTTTCTGCCGCCCTTCTCCTGAGCAGCAGTGTGTGCTTCATTTCCTGCTCGTCGTAGGTAAGCCGGATCTCGTGGTGTCCGTAATGAGACAGGGTAGAAATCAGCTCCTTCCGCACGGAATCCCATGTCTTCCAGATCGGACTCGATTTTCGTAATCGGTACATGGTAACCTTGCACGGCATTACTTCCTCCACTGATCCCAGAAGCGCTGACTGAGCGGGTCATTGAAACCGCAGGCCACCATTCCAGCCAGGGACGCTCCCATGATCACAAACAGAATCATCTCGATCATTCCACTGCCTCCTTCGGCGCATTCAGCGCATTCCCGGCACCACCGCAGACGCCTCCGCCGGCGAAGCCCCTGTCATATTCCTTCTTCATTGTCTGGACATATCTGTATGTCTGGTTGTAAGACTTCCCGATGATCTCGGAGATCTCCTTGATGCTTTTTCCGGCCTTGACCAGCTCCCGGATCTTTCCGAAGTCCGGCGGAGCAGTCGGCCTGGCCGGTGTGCTCTGGATCCGCTCGATGGTCTCTTCTTCCTCCGGATCCGGCTCTTCATCCTCCGGAGCAGAGAGGATCTTGAAGTCAATCACGCTGACAATGTCCTTCATGCACTTCTCACAGAAATCCGAGTGCTCATAGGGATTCCCCTTCAGAAACGAGTTATCGGAAGCCGCCCTCCAGTTGACCTCCACATAGCCGATACGGTCGCCGGTGATCTCCGCATCGCATCTGTCGCAAATAATCTTCCTCATGCTTCCCTCCTCAGATATTCTGGTCGACCAACTCGGTTATCTTGGTCAGCGTCAGGTCGACCACTTTCGCTTCCGTCATGCCGGTCAGCACATGCTCGAGCAGGCGGTTGAGCCCGTCGGCAAAGTCTCCGATCTGGCAAAGTGCGTCC